TCTGCTTCCCATTCTAATTCAAATGATTCAACTGGAAGTCTTTCTGTGATAGCAGTTTCTTCCTGAAACATTTGAAAGGTTAAATCAAAACCTGCCAAAGTCATATCACCCTCATTCCTACTATTCCCTTAAATTTAGCATCATGTTCTAAAGCAGCAGCAGTCCACAAGAACTTTGCCATTTCAAAATCATTCATTCCTTGCTTTTCCAACGCACCTTCTGTGAAGTTTCCAACCTTCTTAAAGAAGTCCCTGTTTATTAGAACTCCATTGAATGATCCAGATATGAAATCATAGCGTTTTTCTACAACTGGAAACAAGATGTCTTTTTCACTTGTTGCAAATGTTGCAAACTTTCTTTCTAAGAAAGCAGGAATTCTACTTCCTGCGAACATGATAAATCCCCATTCATGTTTAACACGCTTCATGCCAACATTGACAAGACTGGTGATTGTGTCTTTGCCCTTCCAGATAGGACAATGCTCTTTCATTTCCTTGACTTCTTTAGGAGTTGTGTCTCCCGGTACGACAGCGATGCACTCTCTGTCATATGAGTGATGACGTACACCTCCTACGCTATTCCTTAAACCCCCAGAATTTCTGTCGGGGCAAAGGATGATAAATCCTACATCCATGATTAACTTTCTTCTTAGACAAGCGAGATGTCATAATCGACTTTTATGATATCATCATCTGTGATAGCCGTTGACAATTCGAATGCGCCGTTGGTGGAATCAGATGTGAAAGCAATCAATGTCCATGGATCATCAACAAGCGGACCCGGAATATAAACGCTATCATCTTCAAAGATTCTGACTCCATTGATTACAATTCTTAAAGACTCATCAATGTATGCAGAGGCAACAGAGTTGACTTTGTAATTGATGTAGTCTGGAGTCACCAGATTGACGTGTACCGGGGTTTTTCCATAGTTATGCTGGTGAGCAGCACTGGCCGGGAACGTCATATGAAATTTAAGGATATCTGGTGCTTCGATAGAGGGAGTAATTGTACTCGACGGTTCAATTTTAACCGTGCCACTATCGAATGTAAGTAGACTACTACCATCTGAGTTTATGCGCAAGGTCAAATCTGTTGCTTCATCAGCAACCAAGTCTACTTTGGCCGATTGTGCTGTTGACATTCTTACAAATGCTGATCCATCTGTGTGATCTTCAATGTTGTGTAATGCCGTATCAATAGCAGTTGCTTTAAGACTTCCATCTTGCTCTATTGATTGATTAAGACGATTTGCTACAGAACCGGCTGTGCCAATAGCGTCTCGCATTTCTTCAAGAACATCGTCTAAGGCCAAGTTAATGAGATTTTGGCGAGTGATAATGTTCTTTAACGGTAGATTGTCTATCTCCCAATGATACGGATCATTGGGTTGATAGAACACTTCTGGGATTAGTTCAATACGTGGCAATGGTTCTCCTTCAGAACACGAGATACTGTGCTCTGATTGATATTTAGTCTTTCAGCAATAGCTTTTTGGAAAACCCCATCTTCCTTTAACAGAACAATTTGGGACTTAGTTTCCTTTGTGAGACGAGGCTTACGTTCCACATTTATCTTCTTTCCAAGATGAGACCAACGATCACCAGAAAGTATTACAGAAATATTGGCTTGTGATATGTCAAATTTCTTAGCAATCTTCTTCTGTAGCCACCCTTTGTCTCGCAGCTTGAAAATTTGTTTGATATTCGCTTCTGTAAGCTTGGACAAAGAATGTGTTTCTCCTTGGTGGGGTTTCTTGTCGTAAGTCTCTGTGTCAACCTTGTACTTAAAGCAGTCCCACTCAATGTGTGGTTTGATCATTTCCATAAAGTCAAAGTAATGATCTCTGCCAATGTAAATTTTGTATTGGTCTTTCTTGCGTGCTTTTTTCTTGTGGCTTTTGATTCCGAGGTCTTTGTCGAGTCTTTCTATAAGGAAATCAATTTCTTCAACTGTAAACCCTTGTGTGTTCAACTCAATATTGGCATCTTTTGGATTTGCTGATCCATCATCCATGTGCCACACACAAAGTGTGAGCGGAGTTAATTTTACATCTCGTGGGACTATTTTGGTTCTCTTCACTGTCCTTTCAATAAGTTCCATCTTATACCATCGTTCATCCACTTCATTCCAAATTTCTTCCATATGAGTTGTGAAAGTGTAGCGATGATAAGTCTTTCCTCCTACACCCTTAAATGACATCGGTTTAACACTTGACGAAAAATCTCCGAACATCTTCATGTGCCAATCCATGTATGTTTGTTTGTCGTCACCTCTGTGATCTAATTTTGATTGTGCTTTTTGAAACTTTTTGTTTGAAGTTTTAAGACTATTTTCAAACATTTCTTTAACACCAACATCTTTAAGCACTGTCGTTGTTCCTTCATTGATTATCCTTGTGGCTATTCGATGCAAGAAATCATTATGCTTGTTCTTGGTCCAAATTGTTGCATCTCCAAGAAGAGACCCATCAATCACTTGTTTCTGTTCGTTTGTAAACATTACATCTCCTTTTTAAGATACTTTATTATAGTAAAAAGAATATGTAAATTACAATTAGTTTTGTATTTTTGGATAAATTTGTGAATTACACAAAGTTTAACCTCCAGTTGAAACTGATCTGCATGTCTGCCGTCTTATTCAGGTCTGGAAAAGTTGTCATACTGAATAAATCGCCATTTGCCATTTGCAGGGCCATCTCATTCAATGTCAGCCCAACACCTTCACTAAACAGAATAACGGACGTGAAGATGACCTGTGCAGCCACAGAGGTATCTGAATTAGCCAACGCTGGCTTAGATACTTGAGTGACACCAAAAAGACCATTTCTTCCAGCATTTACTACTTTCTTGACCCCGCCAGTTGTTCCTGCATCTCCAAAAATCATTCTGGTGACATAGAAGTCAAAGCTGCTGCCAATCTGGTTGGCGAGACCATTGGCAAGTGCAAGACGACCAGTTGTTAACACTGTGTTGTGAACTGTTATCACTTCCCCATCGCCATCTTTGTATTCAATGCAGATATCTACTTCCCCTTGGGGTTTTACTGATTCTTTAATCATATTTCACCTTCTTGAGTCTCTCCATCTAATGTTTCTATCACGAATGAGATGCTTTCTTCAGCAGAAACATTCTCTTCCATTCCACTTCCCGGATTTGTTGACAAAGCAACAATTGCAGTGTTTTGGTCTATTTGATCGAACACTTCTCTAATAATCACGTCTTTACCATCACGATCTAAATGATCAAAAACTGTAAATCCAACATTCATTGAATCTTTGGTAAACTGAACCAGCGAATAAGCCACCGCAGTACCTCCTGCAATCAATGTTGTCCAAGTTTGTTCTTTACCAGCTAAAACTACATTTATTCCATCCCATTCTTCAATTCTATAAAAATCATTACCTATCTTAAACATGAAGCTTTCTTTGAATCTGTCTTCATCTGTAAGAGGGGCTACTGGATTAGTTCCGTTAATGATATTGAATTCTTGTTCGTGGTCGCTGAATGTAGTTAAATGCAACCCTTTGTAACCAAATAGTCCAGTTGCTTTATCCACTAATTTTCTTCTTGTATCTATGCTAGTTCCAACAACATCGCCATTCGTCCATTCAGCGATCCATAATTTGTCTGGATCTTGGAATTTTAGTATTTCATAGTCCAATCCATCATTGTCATAATGTAGGAAGTCGCCAGCTAAAATGAATTTATCTCTATCCACTGCAAGATCAGGTGCTTTAAGGTTTACAAACCCACGTCGTGTCACATCTAAATCTCCAGTTGTTCCTGAATCTATTGTTGCATCAAGATCATTGAGAAGAATATAAGTGATTCCGGTTGTGTCTGTAGTGGGGAAAGTGCTTCTGCTTTCCAAAACAAGAACTCCATCTTGCACGTCTTCTATCTCATAAGCTGTGGAGTCGAATCCCGGAATTAGCACCTTCCACGCTCCACCAGTATAATCTGGAGTATGAGTGGAATCCCACTGAGACTTTACTCCTAAAGATGAAAAGTCAACACTACTGTCTGAGAACTCAATCAAGTCATCTTGAATGATATCTGCAATGCTTTGCTTGAATAGTATGTTCCATAAATTGAATGTAAAAGGAGATTCGTTTAATGGTTCAATGGCACCGCCGCTTAGTCTTGCAACGTGTGGATTACCATCTAGCCTATTGTTTGTTTCTCCCAAGGTGTACGTGCCAGCGTTTGGAGAAGGTGCAAGAACTTCTAAAATGTGATTGAACACAGCAATACCCAATCCATCAAGTTCTATGTCTGGGGAAATGAAAGCAACGTGATCGTTATACCCAGTTCCTAACTTCCCAGAAAGCACTGTGGTCTTGGTTGCCAAATCTTCTCTATCAATTACAAATGATTGGCCGGGCAATCCACGATCCATTATTCTGTTAAAGAAAGGATTGGATTGGCCGGATAAAATGTATTGTGTAAAGTCTATGTTGACCAACACTTCGATATCTTCTGTGGGAGATTGAACAAATTCATTAACCTCACCAGAGAAGTTGATTGAGTGAAGTTGAGCATGAAATGGCATGTATTCATCAAGAATATCTTGTGCTTCTATCAATCTGTCATTATTTAACTCTTCAATTCCAACATCAACCATGTAGCTGCTACTTATACAAGCACCACATGGATCAAGGAAATCACGATTTATTTGACACGCATCAAATGATGGGCGAGTGCTTCCATTGTATTCTTCCATATTGTAGATGTTTTCTGAATATGGGAATTCAGTTCTAATGAACCCAAATACAATGGGATCAGCAAAAGGATGTCTTACAGGTATAAGAACATCAAACAATGGATCTTCCTCCTCGATCAATCTTACATTCCAATTTTTAGGAGGATACTTTTGACTTCCTTCATCTCTTTGATCTTGAAGAGGCAATGAAAGAATATAATCTTGAAGAGTTTGTTCTGAGGTATCGGGAACTTCTTTGTATTCGTATTTAACTCTAAGAACATCTCCTTTGATTATGGTAAGAGGGCTTGATAGTTGCTCTCCAATCCATGTCATTTTTACAATACAGTCTTCTACTGAAAAACTGACATAATCTTTGTTCAAAACAGTGTATGTGCTAGAGCCTTCTTCCCTTAAGTATAATGCAAAATTTGCATCGTCAATTGGAAGAACTATATCGTCTTTCTCTAGTTGGAATACTGTGTCTGCTGTACTGTCAACATCAAAAGATTCTTCCCATGTATAAGGAGATGTTAATTGCCAGAATTGAGTGTATTTATTTAACTCCATTCCGCACATTGCGTAAGCGTCTTCCAGTCCTTCAAGAGTTCCCTTTTTCTTAAACACAGGTATGGCTTCTTTGATTTGACGACGCCAAAGCGTAGGATCGGAAGACCTTAACCTAACATCAAACAAATTAGACAAATATGCGAGCATCGATTCATGTAAAGCATTTGAATCAAACAAGTCAATGATTTGATTTGTTAGGTCTTCAAGGAAAGTAAATCCCTTGGCAACAGCTTGATTCAGTTTATCAGTAGAGTCTGGAGTTAGGTCTCCTTCACATATGACGTTTTTATACATCTCTGGAAGGTATCTCTCCAGTAGTATCTCGTATTTGTCTGTTGCTGTAACATGTGTTGGAATTGATGTCACTGCACGTGGATCACCATCAATTTTGAATGGCAAATGAGCCGACAAGCTGCTTCCTGCTGGAAGCGGAGTCCAAGTCCAGCAGATGAAGTAGTCTCCTTCACGGACCTTTCCCATTGGATGCCACTCATATGTAAAGTGACCAAATTGTGGATTGCCATCAGCGTCTTCTGGAACTAAATCCAAGTACGCATTAGTTGTATCTGTAGAAAGCCAAGCTGGAAACTCATATGTCCCTACAATTTCTACAGGTGTTCTTTCTTTGTAAAAGAACTTGCTGACTTGTGTTGTGGCAGCTAGATTTGCTTGAGCTTGATCCAAGAGTTTTTTGTTAGCGACTGTAGGGTCTCCACAAAACGCTTCTTGCGCAACTTGAACAGCGACTACAAGGTTTTCATCTTGAGCCGAACTATCATATTCCCCAAAATTTGTTCCCAGAAAATCTCGTTCTATAAAGTAGATGGTTACATTGTCTACTTTATACGGATCAGCGGTAAAACAATTTGAGCTATCAGGTGTCTCCAATTCAAATAGGATAACATCTGTAGTTTTAGGATTTTCTGTTATTTTTTTTGCTGTTGTCATTATTCAAATTCAAAATTTATTTCAATTGATACAGGTCTAATTATTTCAAAGAACTTTGTAGTCACAGTCTCTCCAGAGTTGGTTGCAACATCTGTTTGGAAATTGAAATCAATACTAGCAATTTCTTTAATATCAGAAAGTTCTTTAAGCAAATCTACTGATCTGAGTGTTTTTTCATAATCCCAATTAGGTAGTAAGAAAAATCCGACAGTTTTTCTGTCTACTCTTTCTCTGTATTCATCTTCAAATTTTCTGTAGAATTTATCCATAGTGACATCGATAGTCACATCTACTTCTACAACAACTCCATCTCGAATACAAACTTTGTCTGTAATCATTTTTTTGGCATCTATTGATTCTTGTAGTTCAATTTTTAATTCGTTGTTTGTTTCTGCTAAACCATCATCTCCGTCTGCCCCAAGAATGTATAAATCTACAACATTGGCGGCACATCCATAGTTTCTTAGTATTGCTTTTGACTTACCAATTTTTCCATTGAACTCTGTAGAGAATTGATCAGTAAATGCTTCATAATCATCTCCTGCCACAACACGATTTTGAGTTCTTAACCAAGCGGGAAGATTCCTTTTGATATCTTCAATAGAGTCTCCTTCATATCCAAATTCTCCTCGTGTGAAGTTCACAAATGAAACAGGAACATTGAAATCAAAACCTGTTGCAGAAAAGTTTCTTTGTAATGCAACTGCATTAGTTACAATGTTTCCAGATACTCCTCCACCAGTTCTGTATGTGATTCTTATTTGAGACGAATCTGATGGTATTTGACCCGCTCTATTGTTTCCAAAGAGTACAAATGCGTTGTACAAGGAATCGTATTCAACACGAAATTCTTTACGAGGTTGTGAGTCTGTAAAGAAATTAACTTGCTTCCATTCATTGCCATCTATGTTAACTCTAATTGAGTTCCAAATTACAGGGCCATCTGTAAGATTTACGAATTGATTGACACTGCCGTCTCCAGTTTCACTCTGAACTACTGTTAATCCTTCAAGTCCAATAACACTTGTGTTCAAAAAATTACCGGCTGTAATCAATATGTCTTCGCCAAAAATTGCATTGTTGTTTTGATCAGCAGGAAATAGTTCAATTGTTTTAGGACCATCTTCTGTACTGATATCAATTAGTTGTGGTGCAGGTATTACTAAATCTGTTGCCAAGACGTTGTTTATGGATACAGACCAAAGTGATCTCGCACCAATTGGAGGTTGAGGCTTAAATCCAACTAGAATAGATAATCTAAATGCGTTGTCTATTTCACTAACTGTGTCAATGAATATTTCATTTGCAATTTGATCCATCTTAAAGGATAAAGTGTCTGCAATAAACGCCCAATTTTCAATTAACATAATTGCTAAATCAGACTCTACGAAGTCACCAAAATCATTTTCAAATTTTTCTTGAATGAAATCAAGCAAACGAGATTTCATTGACCAAAAATCTTGATTAGTGTAATTAAGATTGTTCAAGTTTGGAGTCTTAATTAAATTTGATTTATCAAATGGTGTAATGTCAAAAGGACAATTCTGAAATGCCATCTAATCTCCTATGCAATTGGAAGTTGTAATGTTAAAGCTTCTAATTCGGTTATATTCTCTGGATCGAAAAATTCTATCTTAATTGACAATATATGTTCTAAATCATCTTTTGGATCATCAGGATGTAAATCCTCTGTATCTATGCTGTTTGACACTTGTATGTTTTCTAATACTATTCTTGGTTCCCAATCTGATATAGCTTTTGATATCATATTTCTGGCTTTGTTTTTTAAGTCAAAGTCGTTTGGGTCAAAGAACAACTCTCTTAAAGGAGTCCCAAATGTTGGTAACATCACCCTCTCTCCGGGATTTGTAAGCAAAAGTTGTAATAAATCAGCTTTTATCTGATCTACTCCCTTCTTTTGAGCAAGTAATCCCCGATTTGTTTTAACTAATGGGTACTGTAATCCTAAAAATTTGTTTTCCATGATTCTCCTTAAATTTGAGGAACTCCTCCACCGGGTGGATCAATTTCGCCAATTGTTCCTCCAGTGTTTGGATCAACATTGTTTCCTTCAGGCTGTTCCATAGCGTGTCCCGGAGGTGCTTGAGCTTCTGGTGGTAGTGTTGTTGATCCTCCTTCGTCTTCTACACAACCTTTGCCCTCACATTTTGCCATAGCCGCAGAGTAAGCAGCACAATCGCCGCCACAAGGAACTTGACATGGATGATAGGCTGAAGCAAACACACGTTCGCTCATAGCTTTTTCAGTCCAGTGTAATATCCCAGTTAATGGACAAAATACAGGACAACGAGCCACGATGACGTTGTAAAGACAAGGCCCACAACACTTCTTCCCCGGAGGTGGAGGACAATCACGTCCAGCCATAAGGAGAATTTGTTTTTCTGCGAAAAATATATGTAGTTCTCCACTGTAGCGAAAATGAATATCTTCCGTAGCTGTAATGAATTTCTTAGATACATAAGTGAATTTATCTGAAGGATTACATTCTAGGTCTCCAACAATAACAATATCCATATCATGTGTTTGTCTAATTGAGTGGCCACCAGCACGTAGGAACACGATTCCCGGCTCTCCTTTAGGTCTTCCTTGGAATCTTAGGATGTGAGGCCCTCTACAAGCCTTGCAGTCATCACAAGCATTACACTTCTCATCTGTTTGAGGATCAACGCACTGAGGATGCAAAATTTGTATCCACTGACTTTGAGTTTCTTCTTGTGAGAAATCATCGTTGAATCTCATCTCTAATCCATATCCAGATCGGATTTGAACGTAAGCCTTTGCTGCTTTGGCTTGCGGTATTCCACCTTCGCAACGACAAGGGCCACATTGAAGATTCAATTCATCAACCATATTGATTTGATGGTTGCTTGTACTTTGCATCCATATGCCACGCTTTTCTCCAGCACAATCTGGAGGGCATCTTTGGCAACCATCATCACTGGAATGAGTTCTGACAGTGTGATCGTTCATCTCAATCTTGTTGCCATTACCAGTTTTGAGCTTAATGAAGTTTTGGATTCCTCTAACTTTTGAAGGCTCTTCAACATCTGTCATTGCAAATGAATGACCTGTTGCTGACTTTTGCCAAAACATTCCAAGGTACTTGTCGTTACAGCCAAAATCAAATGGTTTAGTTGATCTTTGCCATTCTGGTTTTCCTCGTGGCTCTTCTACTGAGTCATCCATGACCATTGTGTGGCCACTGATGGACAGAAATTGAATTCCCGTTTGTGGCAAAGTGCATTTATTGTTCTGAGGAGTTCCGGGACCGGTGTATGCTCTGCATTCATTCCAGTGTTTATAGCTTTTGTTTTTGCCACCTTGTGACCCTGTGTATTTTGTTCCATCTGGAATAACTCCTGCAAACTCTGCTCCACATCCTTCTTTTCCGGGAGTTCTTGAATGTCCCCCAAGAATCTTAGAACATTGAGTAGGGTCGTCGCCTTCACAATTTGGCTCACATTGAGAAGCACCTTCTTTTGGCTTACCATGAATATCTGTAAAATATGGTTTGTCTCCATCATGATCAGAACAGGGATTTATACTACTAGAACTTGATCCACCAGTTTCTCCTGCTGGACAAAGAGGATTGGTCCATTGACCACCATAATGAAGATGGTCGTCCTTGAAGATCATCCAGTTGCCGCAACCTGATTGAAGCTCCAATCTTTTCCAGCGACGGTTGCATTTGGCATTGCCGTCCACCATTTTAAGCATATGCTTTTCTGGTGTTTTGAAACCATAGATGTGAGGATAAGTTATGTTTCTTTGTTCTTCGGTGTCTTCAATGAATTGCTTACTATCATCTATATCCAGACCGTTATAATTTTCTGTATTCCAAGGTGGAAGGACTTGATGACCGTCATTCGGGTTACTGCCCGGTCCATGAAAATATCCATTTCTATCTCCCGCAGATACATCTTGAAATTCTTTTGTTGGACCTATAAGATCCTCGCCGCCCGGACCTCTATCCCTGTGCCATGTTGTTCCAAGATAAAAAGGAGCTTCTCTATTTCCCCCCTCGAACATTATCAACAAAGTAGATCCAGCAGGAGGCACCCAGTTTAATCCACAATCGTCAAATCCTCCCATAGAAGAACAAGGTCGAGCAAAAGGAAGTCCGAGCAAAGGAGTTTTTGGATCATGTAAATATGGAGAATAATATCTAACACGATTTTCTTTCCAAGGGTCAATTGTGGCGACACAAATTGCTCTTGTAAGATGATTCAATGTTGATGCTTGTTTGTGCTTTTTCCATTTTCTTCTACTAGAAATTCTTGTTGCTGCACCAATGTTTCCTACAGATTTTTCTAAAGACCCAATTCGATCATAAAGTTGCTTGATGATTTCTACATAATCAAGGTCTTCTCCATATCCAGAAAATTGTCCTGTTCCTTGTGTTTGTTTAGCCATTTTTTATCCTTAATTATGAACAATTAGCAGGAGTCCATCCATTTGACCATGTTCCACCTATTGGTGCCCATAAACCTGCATGTTGATCAGTGTCTCCATTCATTGATCCCGGTGCTGCCAAAGTAAGAGAAAAATGAGTTGTGTATTTTCCTAATTCAATTTTGTGAGTTACATGTTTTACCATCCATCCCGGATTTGATAAAATGTTGTTACATGAATTTCCAGCAGTTATATTCCAATCCTTGTTTCCACTTTTTTCTGTATTTATATGAAACGGATTTATGACTGTGATTGCCAAAAATCTACTTTGAGTTTGTATTGGATTTAAGGTTGGGTCTCCAACAACTACCAACTCTGCGGCAATTGCTCCAAAGTTTAATCTATAAGCGTTGATTGCTTTGTTGACTCCTTTTTGTCCTTGGTTTACGCTGTCAGCGGCGAATTGATTTAGAAGAACTTCATTGTCTGTAATGTTCATTGGATGACCTGTTCCTTTTTGAACTGGTCTTAACAATTTAACACAAGGTCTTCTTCCGGGCGACTTTCCCCCTTCTTCAACTCCCTTAAATGAGTTAGTTTGCTGGTTTCCCATTGATCCACCAGAAGATTGCAATAAAGCAAAATTCCATTTTATCTTAGGGCTAAATTCCAACACAGGACTGGCATCTCCACCATTAACAATATAGTGGCCTATGTTCTTAGACAAAAAGAAATTTGTATCTTTATCAACACATTCTGGATTTGTGTCTTCTAAAAATATTACTTCTCCTCCCTCTACATTTGGGTTATACCATGGACGCCAACCCAAATCCTTGTCTGTTGGCCAACTTTTTAACCAACTCATTACTGCTGTCATTTTATCTTTACTATTTGGAGGGAATTTGTCTTTTGGTCCTCTGCCCACATCATCCTTGCCTTCATCTCCACATCTTTGTTTGAATCCACAATCTTGTAATCTTGATCCATTCTTAGCCCCAACCACTCTGGCAAATCTAACTTTTGCAACATTTGGTTTAACATCTTTTGTTAGAAGCTTTTCAATTGCATCCATTAAACATAGTGGTTGATCGTCAGTTCCCTGTACTGCTTCTACATAACCTTCAGTCATAAATGTAGCCAAGCCTGCAAATTCAAGTTGTGCGATAAACTTTCCTTCGGCATAATTTGTATCTATTCCTAAAATGTATCCATGATAACATTCAGATGCGGCTGTGGGATATGAATTTGGACATCCTGATTTAACCCAACCAAACTGAATTTTTACTTTTGGATTGGTTGAAGCGCCATTAAGACATTGAAAGTCAGTGATTAAGTTTTCTGCAAACCTTACAAAGTTTCCACCTTCTATATCATGTATGGTAATGTTTCCTTTCATTCCATCTGTCCAACCTATTTCAAAGGTTTGAATTACGGCTGTGTTTGGAGGAAGAGTTCCCGGAGATGACTGATTGGATACTGATATCTTATTTCCAATTCTACCTTTTCTGCTAAATTCAATTAAAACCCATGGAGCGAGAGTGTTTCCAGATTCTACCCCTTTTGTAGTAAAGCCCATGTTCTCTGGAACTCTAGGACATCCTACTAACGGTTTCTGATATTTTTGTGATGTTGATCCGCCACATGGAGCTTCTTTGCTTTGGAAAAACAATCCTGTTTGGGACGGATGCGTAGGAGGAGTAGAAGGAGGCGTAGGTGTTGCCATTATAACCTCGCTTCGATGTCTGGAAGAATAATTGTTTTACCTGTTTTGAATTGAAATACATCTTTCATTTTGTTTGCTTCAAGTATTCTCCACCAACTATCAGGAAAACCATAAAAATCAAAAGATACTAAGTCTGGTCTGTATTCAACTCCTTTTGTTATTACCATGATTTGTTCGTTACCTGTTCTTTCATATGGAATTCTAATGTAAAGATCATATGTGATAAATCTTTGCTCTCCATAGTAAATTACATTTTGGTTTCTGAGATATCTGCTATTTGCAACAGCTACAGAATTTGTTGGGATTCCACTAGGTTCTATTTTTTGAGTCATGATTACCTTCCTGTTCTGTATATTCTATTTGCCCAAGGTAAATCTTCAGATGAATACACAGTAAGCCATGATGTTTCTAAATCGAATCTGTAAGGAGTAATTGTCTCTGCATCAAATGCTACTTCTGTTGGAAATTTAACACTGTAAGATTGCAATATCACACAAAGTTCTTCTGCGTCACCTTGTTTTGCTGGATTTCCTGTAAGTAAGTTACCGCATTTGATTCTGCATACAGTTGGCGGTCTATAAGGTGCCCCTGATATTCCTTCTCTTGGATATACAGCACTCTGAACGGCTCTTAAATCTGCAATGTTTCTATTTACATTTGCTCTTTCTACAGCAAAAAAGTGCAATTGAATATTTATTTGTCTGTCTCCAGAGTGTGAATATGTGTATAACGGAAATGCCCTTCCAATTATTGCTTCGCTGTTATAAACAGCAGACTTTGTATCTGACACATCTGGCAAGTTATCTAAGCAAATTCTATGAGTTCCTGCCGGTGCTCCTACGCAGCCAGAATTTGCTCCATTTAACGGGATGTCAATATAACAATTTGGTATTACGTTTAATGTTCCATTATTTGTAGCTTTCATATTTCTCCTTAACCGTAAATTCCAGTTCCTTCTGTCGTGACTGTTCCAAATTGATCATCAAAGAATGATAATCCCCAACTTGGGTCCATTTTGGACATATCGTTTATATCAAGACCACCATGTTGAAGATGTTTTTGTTTTTTACCATTTGATTCAATTACTTCCGGTCCACTTCTTGGTCCAACTCCTCCTCCGACTTTCGAGTCAATTGAAGCGAGCAATGCAACCATCTTCTTCATATTTTCTGATTGCTCTCCTAAGAGATAAGCCCCAACTTCATCCATCCCCGGAATAATAGAGCTACCTTGTCCCAAATCCCCATATTTTCTTGCTTCAAGACCTCTTTCTAGTTGGGCTCTGTTTGTCATTAAGGTGTTGACAATTCCTTTTGTATCTTCTGTATAATCCATTCCAGTCACATGAGCATCTCCAGTAGCATGTTCATTTCCAGTGACATTCCCTGCTGACTCTAACCAATCCATGGTTCTTGCCAAAGAGGTTTCAATTGATGATCTGCTTTGATCATCTGAAGATGAATCATGAAGCTTGCTTAGCTCATTGACAGAGTTTTGAGATGATCCTGCTGAATGAGATGATCCTGTGACTCTTGCAATGTATTCAGCAACAGATTCTCTTTTGGCATCATGTATGTTTTCTCTATCAAAAGCACCTGTGTTCAAAGCGTTGGTTACATCTGTGGAAGAACTGCTTTTACTTTTTTCTTCAACAGAAGATTTAAGACCTTCTCCAATACCAAGTGCAGTTCCTTCTCCAGTGCTCTTATAGGTGTCAGAAAGAACTTGTGTGCCTTTCTCCCAAATTGATTTAACGAATCCTATGATTCCTTCACTTGTGGCTTCTTTACTTTGGTCTTTAGCAAATGCACCTGTATTGGTGAGGGTTGTGTTGCCTGTTGTTTTTTCCGATTTTTCTTTACTTATCATTGACTCTTTGAGTCTTTGCATTTCGGAAGCTACTGAATCATTTGTTGTTCCTGTTTTTAAGAGATGTTCTTTTTGATAAGACACGAGTGCTTTTAGCTTCTCAAGTTTCTCAAGCATTTGTGGAGATGGCTTGCCGCCGTCTTTTACAACTGAAGATGATCTTATAGACATCATCATGGTTTTGACAGATTTATCCATTTCGGAAATCATTGCTTCTTTGCTTTGACCTTTGGCAAAAGCTCCAGTGCCAACCATTGTTACAGAACTGCTTACAAGTCTCATGTCTTTGGCAATGGACAAAACTAAATCCATAATTCCAGAAACAAGAGATATCATTCCGCCTGCACCACCAGTGCCGCCTGCTCCTCCAACTCCAACTCCAACTCCAACTCCACCTGCGGCGGCGGCGGATGCTGAGCCTCCTATTCCCGTTCCTGCTGTGCCTCCTATACTTTCTGCAATTGCTTTAGATGTTCTTGCTACACCGAATAATACATTGGAAACTCCTGATCTAATATTTTCCATAATAGATGATCCACCGGCTACTCCTGCTCCTCCTGCTACTCCTGCTCCTCCTGCTCCACCTGCTCCTCCTGACATGTTGCGACCAGATAATGTTCTAATGTTGTCTGGATTACTGACAGCAGCCAAAGAACCTGCTCCTGTAGCACTGGCAATTGAAACTTCTTTAGAGAGTTGATCCACAACAGATGTGATGGCTTCTCTGCCTTGTCTCTTGTCAAATGCTCCAGTTCCAATCAATGTCATAGAACTTCTTATTGCTCTAATATCTTTGGCTATAGACAATACTAGGTCCATCATTACAGCCATGACTGAAATCATGTTTGAGCTTTTTGATGGTTTTCCATCATCAACTCTACGAGCCATATTTCTAGGATCATCTGATGATCCAGTTGTCATTGCTATTGGCTTGCTTCCAAAGTTATAAAAACTTTCCTTCAATCTATTAAATGAACTTTCAAGTATAGAACCTAATCCTTTGGTCCCTTCTTCTCCTGTTCCCCATTTTGTTAAGTCAGCCATAAGACTTCCGCTTTTGTTAGTTCCTTCTCCCTCTTCTGCAATGCTATTGGCAGCGGCGATAGAAGCTTTAGAAGGAGTGTGACTTCCTCCTAATGCTTCAAGTATCTTAATGAGAATTGCTTCACAGTGAGCATCATGAGTGTAAATGCTTCCCGGAGTGACCATGGCTTTGTTTGCTTGGTCTGCTGCTACCTTTGCTGGCCCATGCTCTTTCATGCTTTTTGACAAAGCTTCTGATCCAGCTTCTTTGCCTTGTTTATTGTCGAACGCACCAACTTGTCCCAGAGTTGCATCTACAGGGCCTTTTTCTTTTTCTTTATCTGTGGAAGCGGATGATACGGCATCTAATATTGATGTTCCGGTGTCTTTGTTTTCTACGGCAGAAGAAAGTGCTTCGGATGCTCCAAGTTCTGCTTTTTCTGCTACAGCTTTAGCGAGTGTTTTTTCTGCTACAGCTTTCTCTAATAAAGCTTTTTCTCTTTCTTTCTGGAGTCTTGCCATGTCCCCTTCCATTGTGGATAGTCGGCGTTTTCCAGATTCAATAGATTTATTCAATGCACGAGCATGTGGGTTTACACCAAGCCAGTTGGTGGTGTTTGCTCGTTCGTTGGCGTCACTTCTAAGGTTGCTCTTAGCACCTTTAAGTGTGATTTTCTTCCCAGCAATAAGACGGTCTATTTCTTTAAGACGTTCTGTTGGATCAGGGACACCTTTGGTGAATTTGTCAATGATTCCCGAAGTTTGTTTGCTGTAATGACTGTCGAAGCTTTTCAACCTCTCATCCATTTGATCAACTTCACGATTCGCAGCGTGAAGCACCTTGGTAACTTCCGCTCCGGCTCCAACTACCGCTCCAGCCGCCGCTCCGACAGGACCAGCCGCCGCTCCAATCAATGCACCACGAGCCGCTGCTCCCAAAGCACCAACCTGTTCATCGGCATTGCTTCCTTGCTCAATACCCATGGCTCTACTTGCATAGCCGCTAAAGAACTTATCTTCTGTTCCTGTGCCCGCACCACCTGTGAGCGTTCCATATGTCGCCCCGGCTGTTTTGCTCATGCCTTGTCGCTCTGCATCCAAGGCACCAAATACACCACCAAGAGCCAAGTCAATGAGAGGAACACGTTTGGCAAAGCCTCCTACCACACGCAATCCACTAGCAAATTTACTACTTCCTGAAAGGAATGATGTTACTTTGGAAGCTCCCGGAAGCTTCATAGCCAAATTACCTGCACCTGTTTTCAAACCTGTCTTCAAAGCAGCAAACTTACCACCGGTCTTTGTTACATCTGTAGCTGTCTTTGCCATAGGAGACTGTGCTGCTTTGAAGGTTTTTGCTACATTTCGTATTTTCTCTATTCCTTTGGTTGCACCTGTTTTCAAACCTGTCTTCAAAGCAGCAAACTTACCACCGGTCTTTGTTACATCTGTAGCTGTCTTTGCCATAGGAGACTGTGCTGCTTTGAAGGTTTTTGCTACATTTCGTATTTTCTCTATTCCTTTGGTTGCACCTGTTTTCAAACCTGTCTTCAAAGCAGCAAACTTACCACCGGTCTTTGTTACATCTGTAGCTGTCTTTGCCATAGGAGACTGTGCTGCTTTGAAGGTTTTTGCTACATTTCGTATTTTCTCT